GTGCGCCACCGTTTGGCCGCGTTCGCTGAAGAAAGTACTCGCTATGTCGATAAATCAGATTTACACGTAGTAGGTCCGCCCCATAGAGATTGCGTTAATGACCATATGCAATTGGAACAACCTCCTCTTACATGTCTTGCTGACACTGCAATGAGTTTTCAGCAGATGTGTGAAACAGTAGAATGTTTCTACAGAACTTTAAAAGAACATGGTTGGTCTAATGAAGATGCCCGACAAATACTTCCTATAGGAATTAAATCGGAAATAGTAATGACCGCGGACTTCACTGAATGGCGACACGTGTTTGCTTTGCGAACACAACAAGCAGCTCATTGGGAAATACGTAGGGTAATGGGGTTATTATTAGAAGAATTTAAAAAATTATTCAGTCCTGTTTTCGATGATTTTGAATTAGTTGGAACATGCAAAAATAATGTTAATTATTATAAAATAAACAAACCAACAATAAAAAAATGAACGATTATACTATAAAATATGCTGTCCCAGGACTTCCGTTGCAAGAATTAACAATAACTGGGGTTGCGGAAATTAAAATAGAAGATGTGCTTTTAAATTTTATTTGTGATGGTAAACCCCCAACTTACCTGAATAAAAACTATGTTATTATGGCAACACCTAAATCATTAATAGCAAAACCAACTATCATAGTTTAATATGCCGTTGCCAATCTGTGAACAGCACAAAAATTATCAGGGTAAACGTAAACCTGTAAATGGTTGCGTTGGTTGTCAAAAAGTTTATGACTATTTACACGGGCTTTTACCTCCTAAAGAAATGTCTGTAGTTGATACGGAAACCAAAGACAAGCAACAGGCTGGCGAACCCGCCCCCTGCAACAAACATCCAAAATATAAAGCCGTACGTAAACCCAAACCTGGGTGTGCAGCGTGCTTGGATTATTATAATAAAAAGCATGGTATAGTTACGAAAGAAAAAAATAATGTAGAAAATGGTCCAGTATTTGCTGTGTCTTCTGAACCGCTAGAACCCGTAGAAACAGGACCCTGGGCTCCTAGAAAACCAGCAACTTTAGACGCGCACTATCAATTTATGTGCACACGGCCTTGTGAAGAGGATTTGAGGCGTCGGGGAGAAAGTATCTGCGGAAATATGTCTTTCTTTGTTACCAGGCGAAACGAAGACGTTTATTTTACATGTACTTTTTGCGGCAGGCAATATCGTGCGGAAGCGAAAAATAACGAACTTTATTATACACAGCAACCTATAGCCAAACCTCGCAAACTTGTGGATGTAGATGATTCAGAAACTATGGACGGCGTTCCTAAAGAAACCGGCCCCGAAACTGTCGTAACGAAACCTAAAAGAAAAAAACGTAAAACAACACGTAAAAAGAAAAAATGAATAATATAGTTTCTGATTTAGCCAATGAAATAAGAATTTGCTGTCTATGTGATCTTCACAAAACCAGAGCAAACGCTGTTCCTGGAATAGGCCCATCGCCCTGTAACATTATGGTTGTGGCCGAAGGTCCAGGAGCAGAAGAAGACAAAACTGGAGAACCGTTTGTTGGGCGGTCAGGTAAATTGTTAATGCAATGGTTTAACTCAATTGGGTTAATTCGTGGCAAAGATTATTTTCTAACAAATATTGTCAAATGCAGGCCGCCCAACAATAGAGATCCTACTTTTGATGAAATGAAGATATGTGGCGTGCAGTGGTTAAAAAAACAAATAGACAAAGTTAATCCTAAACTTGTTATTACTGTAGGCAGAATCGCGACGCAATATCTATTAAATTCAGATTCGACAATGGGAAAATTAAGAGGTCAAAAAATAAACCGTGGCAATAGGGTAGTAATGCCTATATATCACCCGTCGTATGTTTTAAGACAAGGAGGCAGTAATATTGAAACAGAGCTTGATTTGACTCAAATAAAAAAGGAGATAGATTGTTTAAACAATACTTAGGAATCTTAACTCTCGCGATTTTAATTGGTGTTCTAATGGGTCTGCTTGTTAATTGCCCAAAACGTCCTCCAAACACATACAGTGTTTCAATAAGTTCACTTCATATCACTAAAACTATTTGCAATGATTGTCACCAATATTATGACTTCGTTCCTGAATATGTTGGTCAGATAATTTATTCTGGTACCTGGCATTTAAAATTTAATAAACCAATCCCAGAAATAGAAACTTTAGGACAAGTCATTAATATAAATACTGATAAATTTAGATTGCAAGACAATTTGGAATATGCTATATTCATAGATGCCAGTCACGGCCATAGTATGAATTTAAAATATATGCAGGTATGGGCAATGTCTCCTTACCGTTGGAGCAAAATAATGGAAAACCAACAAAAATGGATTAAACGAACAGACGTGATAAAACAAGAAAAATAAGCGGGTATGGTGTTTAACGGTTTAGCATGATAGCCTTCCAAGCTGGAGGTTAGGGTTCGAATCCCTATATCCGCTCCAAATAATAATATTATTAATACAAAGGAAAAATTATGGACAACAACAAAAAAAATCAATTACACACTTTGCTGGCCGTTGTAGGCGATCTAAAAACAAAAGCCAATTTAATTACAGAAGAAGGCATTACAACTTTTACTAAAAAACCAGAACATTTCGATGGCGTACAAAAGATTTACAAAGCTATTGAAACAGGCAAAGAAGATACACCCCCGGAAATTAAAAACATAGTGACCACGGTAAAAGAAAAACTTGATTATGTACAAACTTCACTTATCAACGGAATAAACGCAGTTTTGTCAATGGAAGAAACTAATGCGTCCGGAACTACCAAAACTTCTTTAATAGTTAATGGTGAAACTTTTGGTGAACTGTCAGCAACATCTTTATTGGCATTAGAAAAATGGTTAGAACAAGTAAGAACATTATATAAAAGTATTCCGACACTTGACCCTACTAAATCTTGGGACAAGGATAAGGCCGCCGATCAACCCGGTATTTATAAAAGTCCGGAAGAAATTAAATATCATACAGCCAAAAAACAAAAACCAATTGTATTGTATGAAGCCACCAAAGAACACCCGGCCCAGGTGCAAATGTTCTCTTACGATGATAGGGTAGAAAAATCAATTACTACATACATATCCGGTAGAATCACTCCAGCTCAAAAATCTGAAATGCTGGGAAGAATTGATGTTCTTATTGTTGCTGTAAAAAAAACCAGGGCAATAGCCAACACTGCCGAAATTATAAATACCAAATTAGGTAAACAACTTTTTGCTTTTATAGACGGCAACACGTTAAAATCTGTTTAATTTTAATAAAAATACAAGGCTAGATTTAGACTTAGTTTAAACATCCCAACTATGTTGGGCAATTTAGTTTCAAATTAAGATTATTACCTTGTAGTTTTAAATTTAAACTACTAATGGTAAGTATAATTCTTGTAAATATTCTGGCAGCATGAGTTCGAATCTCATCTCCCGCTTTGAAAATATTTTTTAGTGTTTTCAAAGCGGGAGTAGCTCAGTGGCAGAGCGGGAACATAAGTATAAAACAAGAGTGTACACGAAACATTTGTAGTATATCAGCATTTGTTCTTGAAAAACAAATAAGCCGGGCCTTCGAAGGGAATGAAAAGGTCCGGCATCAAGCCAAAATAAAATATGAAGCATCAATGGGAATATGCTGAAAAAATTCAGCAGTTCAAAATAATGCGACCAGACACCATAAGCACCACAATAGAAAAAATGCTTTGCATAAATTTATCAAACGCACAATTTATTATAAAGTCAGTACAGGTGTGTTCCGATATTATGAAACCTAATGTGTCAATGATAATTGAATTAGAAATAGACCGTATAACCATAAAAAATAATGGCAGGAAAACAATGGCCAAGTGATACCAGGGGTATTTGGGTAGGACCAAATAAAGCATACTCAGATAAGTATGATATAATATTTAATAAAAAGAAATTGAGTGTGTATTTGGCAGGAGCAATGGAATACGCTCCTGATTTTGGGATGGATTGGAGGAGGGCACTTACTCCAATCTTAATTAATATGAATTATATAGTAATTAATCCGTGCTTAACTACTCCACATACCCTTAGTAACACTAAATTAGATAAAGATCTTGATTCTTATCGACAAGAAATTCGTGAAAAAATAATTTTACCAGATTTAAAATTAATAGATGGTTGTGATTTAATCATCGTGAATTGGGACAAATATGTTAAATTCGGAGGAGGAACTCATGGCGAGTTAACTTACGCACTAATAAATAATATTCCGGTATATTTAATTGAAAGTATTCCGCGAGAAGAAATTCCAGGGTGGATACTTGGGTGCACAACAAAAACATTCCAATCTATAGAAGAGTTAAAGGAGTTTTTAACAAACCATGGGTACAGACACTCCACAGTGTAAGTATAAAACTTTCCAACTGTCGCTTGCCATAACTGATCATGATATGTCCTATAGGGCAAAACAGGCAGTAAAGTATTTAAATAAGGAAAACCAAACCTTTAAAATTTGGTTAAAAATTAGACTAAGGGGCAGGGCTACGGATCACGCTAATTTGGTTGAACCAGTATTCAAGAGATTTATAGAACTCTGTAGTGGTGGGGCTCAACAAGAAGGCCCTTTGAATCAAAAAAATGATTTATGGATGGTTTTACTACGTAAATCAAATTAGTATTAAAATAGTTAACAGGAGGAGAGGAGACTCTCCTCCTGTTTTAGAAAGGAAAATATGATAATAGGAGCGAGTTTAGTTTTTCATGAAGAAGAGGATTTATTAAGATTGCCGTCGGTGGCAGGATTAAATTTACAATTGGCTTTTTTTAACCATTTGCCACTTAATTTTTTTATCAGACATAATTGCATTGAAAAAATAAAAGCTGCTGGTATAAAAGTAGTTAGTGTGCATTCGCCTAATATAGATTTTAGTTTGGGACCTGTCGCCATTATGAATATTTTGAAAAAAAGTGTAAATTTAATAGATGGGTCTATAAAAGAAAAATTAGTAACGCTACACCCATTGAAGGCGCCAAAATATCCAAAACCTACGGAAGATAAATTATACGAAGTAGAAGCATTGTGTGAGAATGAAGATATAAAAATATGCTGGGAAGTTTTTCCATCCAGTAAGAAAAAGTGGTGGAGAACTCCGTTTGATTTTAAAAATTTAATAGAAACGCACACTGGGTTTGGTTTTACTTTTGATACTTCTCATTTAGAAGATCCGTATTGGCTGCATAAATTAACTTGGGATTATATTTGCCCGTATGTAAACATTATACATCTCAGTGCCAGGCCATTGACGCCTATACCAGGTGCCGTGGATTTATCTACCGGACAAACAAAATATATTAAAGAACATTGCCCTATTTTTGGAATTAAACCAATATATGATTATCAAACTTTTTTAAATATAATAAAGATGTCGGGTTGGGATGGGCAGATAATTTTAGAATATATGCCACAGTATGATGGAAAATTAATAAAACATGTAAACCAACTTAAAAGTCAATTTAAATTATGAAAAAAACATTACTACAGGTTTGTGTAGGAGGTAAATGGCTTTGGAGACGAACATATCCAACCTATAACTCCAAAAAACATAAATCAGAACAAAAACAAAAACACCCGGTTCGATATAGAAAGAAACATGGCTGGCCATACCCTAAAAGAATAAGTAAATTTAATTTATACAGACCGCCAAAAGAAAAAGATGTAGAGGACTTTCCATTTTAAATATCAATCCACTTCCTAACGATGCAGAAAAATCTTCTTGCAATAGGAAACCAAAAATTAGGTAATAAAGTTTTAACTTTTAATTTACCAGTATTAAAAACCTGTAAACCTACACAATGGTGTAGGAAGCATTGTTATGCTAACAAAGGCAGGTTTGGTTTCAAACAAGTAAAGCAATCATTGGAATGGAAATTGGAAGAAAGCAAGAAAGATAATTTCGTCGAACAAATAAACTTACAATTGAAAAGATCAAAAAAGAAACTTGTTAGAATTCACGCGTCTGGAGATTTTTACTCCAACGAGTATGTAAATCGATGGATTGAAATTGCAAAAGCAAATCCTGATAAAATTTTTGTCACGTATACTAAACGTGATGATTTACAGGGTGTTTTAAAGGAATTGGAATCATTACCAAATGTAAAACTATTTGGAAGCATTGATGAAACGAAAATTAAAACACCCTTCAAGAAGTTCGCTGCTATCGAGGGAACACCTGTTACTGATAGTTATAGAACTTGTGATGGTGGATGTGAAAAATGTAAATACAAGTGCTGGTCACTAGGTGACAATGTTGTATTTCATAAACATTAAAACTAAAGGATTAATAATGAATATTCATAAAATAAGGTGCGATATTACTGGTAATGAATTTATATTAGATATTCCAGATAATAAGGAATTAGAATATAAAATATACCCAGCTGATAAAAATCGTTTTGACTATACTTCAATAAATGCTTATAAAAATAATGACAAGCAAGAATTACTTCAAATAGAGATAGATTTAGAGTCTACTATTAAAACAGTTTCTAAGGAGTTACATAAAAAAATTAAAGAACAAATAGATTCTTCCCGAGGGAACAATAAAAGCAAAGAAGCATTATACGTGCCAGGACCTATATATTTTTTATACATAACCGATCACCAACCGTTAACTATTAGAATTAGCTTCACTATTAGCTATGATCATAATTTTGAATATATAGCTTATCTATCTCCGCAGCAGGCTGTTATAATAAACGATGTTTTATCAAAATTTTATTATGATAAACAAACCTAACTTTACCAACAACATAAAATGACAAAACTAGATAGTTCAGAAATGGATGTTCAATTTGAAGTGGTTGAAAAATTAAAAACACTAGGAATTAAATCCAAACAAAACAGAACTAATAAAAATAACAAAAGACCTGATATACAATTTACAGAACCGTATATCGGAATTATAGAAGTTAAAAATAGAAATGTCCTTATTGACAATTCTGTAAAAAAACAAGTTATGGAATATGCACTCTCTTCAAAAAAGAAACCACAAATTATTTATGCAACTAACGGTTTAGAAACAAAAACTTGGGATATAAACGGTAATGATTATATAGTCAACAACAAACCTGTAACAGAAATACTTCCAAAATTTATAGAAAATGGTCATGTAGACACTGCTCCGACAGGCGTAACAAAGGAAGAACTCATATCTCTATTTAAATGGGCAAACAATTTATTGCGTGATCGTGAAGGGCTTAGTATTTTAAAAAGATTTACTGAGTTCACAGATTTGTTATTTCTAAAATTATTATCTACGGCTGATATTAAAATTCCCACTTATATGAAATTTGAAGAATTAATTAAAGAAGAAGATCCTCAAAAACTTTATGATTTAATTATTGGAAAAGTTTGGGAATGGCTTACCAAAAATCACGGCGAATTATTTGAAGACAACACTCTAGAAATTAAAAATCCTGAAGTAGTGTACGACATAGTTCAAAAACTAGGTGAGTATGATTTTGAACATACAGACGTAGATATTAAAGGTGCCTGTTTTGAATATTTTCTCGCAGATATGATGACTGGCGGTGGTATGGGACAATTTTTTACGCCTCGAGAAATCGTAAATAAAATGGTAGACATGGTAAACCTTGAAACTACTGACACTGTCTATGACCCAGCTTGTGGTACTGGTGGGTTTCTTACAGTTGCCATGAAACGAATGCTGGAAAGAGCGGCAAGTACACAAGTTAAAAATAAAATAAAGAAAAACTTGACAGGTATTGACTTAAATCCTGACGCGGCTTTAATAGCAAAAATGAATATGATACTATCAGGCGATGGGAGAACCAATATAACACAACAAGACTCTCTTCTTTCAGACCCAGGGCAATATGATATAATTCTTGCGAATCCGCCTTACGGTATGAGTAGCGATGCTTTTAAACAAAAGCCTAAAAACTTCTATACTAAAAGTAACAATGGTGAAAATCTATTCGTGCAGCACATGTTAAAATCGCTGGCGCCTAATGGAAGAATGACAGTCTTATTACCTACAGGTATTTTATTCGCTAATCAACATAAAGAATTAAGACGTATTATATGTGAAAATTTTAATTTAAAAAGTATTACCACACTTCCAGCAGGCACGTTTAAACCTTATACGATGATTGAAACTTGTATTTTGAATATTGAAAATAATGGCCCTACTACAGAGGTTAATTTTGACGGCATAAAACTTTCTATTGAAACTCTAGTAGAAGCCAATTATTTATTTAGTAAAAATATTAATAATGTTGAAGTTGTTCATGAAGGCGGGATTGAGTATAAAAGATTGGATGAACTTTTCGAAATTAAAAAAGGTAAGCGGTCCAGTAGAAATTATGAAGATGGAAATATACCTTTTTATGTATGTAGTCCGGATATTAAAACGGTGGCATCACATGCGTATAACATTGAAGCCCTGCTTGTTGCCGATGGGGGAGTTCCAGGCATTCACTATATCAATGGGAAATTTGACGCATCAGACCATACTTTTATTTTAACAAATAAAAACTCAAAAGCACTTTTGTCAAAGTATGCTTATTATTTTATTAAATCAAATCTTTCTGAATTGGGAAATCTATACCAAGGAGTTACAATAAAGAATTTGAGTAAAACTTCTTTATCCAATTTCAAAATCCCAATCCTTCCAATAGAACAACAAAAAGAAATAATTAAAAAAGGCGAATTAATTGAATCCACAATAAACACTCTTAAGAATCAAATTAAACAAGAAAGAGAAATTGTTGAAAGTTTGCCAAGTTTAATCCAGATTGTTGGAGAATATAAAAGATTGAAAGAGATTACAGAAATAAATTATGGAACACGTATAACACAAAAAAATAATTCTGGCACAAAATATCCGGTTTATGGTGGCGGCGATATCACTTTTTATACTGATAATTTTAATCGTGAAAATACATTTATTATTGGACGTTTTGGAGTATCCGAAAAATGCGTAAGATGGGTTAAAGAAAAATTTTGGCTGCATGATAATGGACTATCTTTAAAAATTACAGATACAGGTGTAATGGAAAAATATCTTTATTATTTCTTACTTTCAAAACAAATGGAAATATTTAATGCCTCAAGAGGAACAGCCCAAAGAGCTTTAAGTATGGATGAATTCAAAAATTTAACTATCTTAATCCCACCGCTCGAAACTCAAAAAAAGATTATCGAGATGGGCGATAAAATTATCGAGATGGGCGATAAAATTATCGAGATGGGCGATTATAAACAAAGACTTATCGATGACTTAAAAAATCAATTGGGGCCTCTTACTGAAACATTATAAACCTAACTTAACAAGGACCAACTAACATGATATCTTTAACCGACAAAATAATATTGCGGGCTATGTTTAGCGAGGGGTATTCGGGGGCACTGTATGAATCAACTTCCTGTGCTGATCTTAGACACCTTGCGTCTGAATTAGGTGTGAATGTGTCACATATTACAAAACAATTTTATGGTAAAAATCTGAAAAGGGGACTGTTCGATGTGATTAGCGAGGCAATTTAATGAAACACAGTTGGTGTTGTAAGCCTGAAGCTAAAAAAATAAACGCACCCGCAACATTACGAGGTCTGTTTCTGGTATGTTCAAATTGTGGACAAGTATTAATGCTAAGACATAAATTTTGTCCTACGTGCAAGGCAATATTCAAATGAAACATAAATGGTGTTGCAAACCTAAAGCCACTATCAAAGGATTTACGAGCAGACAGTTAGGAATTGCTAGTGTTTTTTATTATGTTTGCTCAAATTGTGAATGTCCTTTAGGCCAATTTTATGATAGATTGCGTAGATTCTGTCCTAATTGTGGAGCTATGTTTAAAAAATGAAACATAAATGGTGTTGTAAAGTTAAAACTTCTATATGGCTTGAATTTAGTGGCAAGGTGCTGTGTGGTCATTGTAAAAAAAGATTGGCACCTAACTATTGGAAAATTAAATTTTGTCCATTCTGTACAGCAATATTTAACCATAAACTTAAGAAAGGAAATTGGTACGATACTGTTATTCCTAATAGTTATGATCCTGACGATTTTCCGTATAGTCAGGTTTAAATGAAACATAAATGGTGCTGTAAGCCTGGTGCCCGAATACACATATTTGGCACATTTTCTAAATATTATGGTCATAGATATTGTGCAAACTGTAAACATAAAGTTGGAGATATAGGTATTTCTTTAAATGATGCTAAATTTTGTCCAAAATGTGGAACAGTTTTTACAAGTACAAGTTATAGTGAAACCTGGTCCAGTAAATAAAAATATGGGGCATAGCGTAGCTTGGTCTAACGCATCGGGCTTTGATCCCGAAATCGAAGGTTCAAATCCTTCTGCCCTAGTAAAATATAAAAAGGAGATTAAAAATGTGTTTTAGATGTGAAGATTGTAAAAAAACAGTGCACGGTGCACCAATCAAAGTTGTTACGAAAACTAGACCTATGATTTATACAGGAGAAACTTTTTTAGTTCAAGGAAAACCAGTCACTACGAAAGGTGGGGTAGGTTGGGAAATAGTCAAAGAAAAACAACTATGCGATAAATGCGCGAACAAATATGGTGAGGTTATTATTGATGTCTCCAAGTAATGGGAAAAGTTTCTCAACATCCAAATTAGCAAAGATGTTGAGTAAGGTTCCAGCGGAAAAAATGAGTTATGCCATTGATGAAATTACGGTAAAAATGGAAGACGCTGAAATTACTTTACGTAATGTAGATGTAAATAAGTACCCCGAACTAATTAATGCTTTTATTTTAGGCGAATTGCAAAGAAGAAAAGAAGAAGATAACCGCAGAAAAATAGAAAAGGAAAAACATATGGCCAGGCCATATAACGCCCCTATAACATTAGGAACATCAATGGGAGGCACACAAAAAATTTGATGGACCAATATTTTCAAGATATAGTTAAATATAATCTCTTGTCGCCTGAAGAAGAGAAAAGACTGGCTTTTTTATACAAAGAAAAAAAATGTGAAAAAGCCAGAGAAAAAATATTAACCTGCAATTTAAGGTTTGTAGTCAGCATCGCCAAGAAATATGTAAACCAAGGATTAGATCTGGAAGATTTAATCAGTGAGGGTAATATTGGGCTTATAAAAGCATTGGATAGGTTCGAACCGGAATTAGGATTTAAATTCATAACTTATGCATCTTGGTGGATACGTCAATCCATTCTGCAGGCGCTTACAGACACTAACAGAACTATACGAATACCCGCTAACAAAAAAGCGGCGTTAGATAAAATAAAAGAAATAGAACAAGAACTGGCACAGGATAATCAAAGTCCTCCAACTTTAGATGAAATTCAAAAAGAAATAAACAAACTCGTCGGAAATATTAGTGTGGAAAATACTATATTAGAAACCAACAATTGTCTGGATTTAAACAATTATGATATTAATGACAACGAAATATTAGAGCAGATGGCCGACCCAAATCAAACTCCTCCGGATTATGAAGCCAAACGATTAATATTGCGGGACCAGTTGGAAAAAGCTATGGAGGGGTTTTCTCAAAGAGAAAAAGATATTTTATATCTTTATCACGGCTTAGGAGATTTGTCCAGGCCACTTACATTGGAGGAAATAGGCAACTTACTGAACATAACCAGAGAAAGAGTTAGACAAATAAAAGAACAAGTTCTTAAAAAATTAAAAAGTCGCAAACAATTAGATAAATTTAAGGAAATATTATGACTTGGTTATTTTTTATTATTTTTACTCTGCATATGTTAACGATAACCCCAAAAAATCAAACAACTGTCAATACCGAAAATAATCTACAAAAATTTCATACTCAAGAGCTGTATATTGATTTAACCGGATATTCTTCCAGAGAATGTGAAACAGACGATTCTCCTTTTATTACTGCTACTGGAGATTCTGTAGAAATAGGAATTATTGCGTTGTCGCCTGATTTAATAAAAATTGTCGGGTATAACGCACAAGTGAGAATCGAAGGATTCGATAGAATTTTTGTGGTAAAAGATACTATGAACGAAAAATTTACTAATAGAGGAGATATCTGGTTTCCTAAAACTTCTTGGGCCAAACAATTTGGATTCAAGAAAAATGTTAAATTAACAATTTTAATTCTGACCAAACATAGTCAAGATGAATTATGTTTACGTGACCTCGAAAGCCCAATTAAATGAATTAACACTAAATGTTAAACATTGGGGCATAGTCGGGGTCGATACGGAGACAACTGGGCTAGACTGTCTCACAGATAAAGTATTATTGATACAGATTGGGAATGATGAAAAACAATTTGTTATTAATGTTAGTGCTTTTCCTGATCCTAAAAATGATTTACAACCAGTTTGGGATATTCTGGCTGACGAAGAAACCTTAAAAGTATTTCATAATGGCAAATTTGATTATAAGTTTTTAAAGACAAATTTTGGAATTAGGAATATTGTAAACTTCGCAGACACCTGGATAGCCGAGCACCTTTTAAACAAAGGTAAAAGACAAAAAGGTTTTGGACTGGCAGATGTTCTGGAAAGATATCTAAATGTAGAATTAGATAAAGATATAAGAAAAGAATTTATTAATAAAACAGTTGGTGAAGATTTTACAGACCAGCAATTAGCTTATGCCGCTTTAGATGTTAAATATTTACCTAATTTATTTATTTTGCAAGTCAAAAGATTAAAAGATGAAAATCAAATATCATTAGCTGAATTAGAGTTTGAAACTGCTAAAGCTACTGGCGACATGGAAATTAATGGTATATTTTTAAATTCTGAACGCTGGTTAGCTTTGGAATCTGCTGCTGACGATAGACTTAAAAAAGCCGCGACCGAACTGGATAAACAATTAGAGCCTTATATTAAAGAATTAAAACGTAAACGTGGAGATAAGGAACTGGAGTTAGATGACCCAATTTCTATAAATTATAACAGCCCTCTACAATTACGTGAAGCTCTTGGATTTATATTAAAAAGACCAATTGCCTCAACGGCAGAAAAAACTTTACAACATTTAAACCATCCAATAGGTCCAGCTCTTTTAGAACATAGGGAAGCCGCCAAACAAAAAAGCACCTATGGATCTGCATTTTTAAAAAAACATGTACATCCTAAAACTAAAAGAATTCATTCTAGTTTTGATCAAATGAGAGCTGATTCTGGTAGGTATGGCTCTTCTGACCCTAAATCGATTGGGGCACTATGAATAATGAAGTAGTGAAAAAGAATGTTAATTCGAGGGAACACTCACGTAGTCAATCTCGAGCTAAATTAAGAGAAAAAGAAATATTAAAATATTGGTCAACAACCATAGCACTGTTTGAAATTGCCAGAATAGTTAAATGTCGACAACCAACAGTAAGAAAAATTTTTGTTCTAAAATATGGTGAAATTGCAGTTAAAAATAGATCAAAAAATCTTTATAGATTGTCTAAGATTGGAAAAAATAATCCAATGACTGGAAAATGTGGTAAAAAACACCATTGCTTTAAAGGTAGAGCTGCAGACCAAAAAGGATATTTTACCGTAGTAAAACCATTGTGGTGGAAGGGTAAAAATAAAAGTAAAAGAATTTTTGAGCACCATTTAAAATATGCAGAGGCACATAATTTAACTTCAATACCAAAAAAACATTGTGTACATCATATTGATGGAGATACTGCAAACAATAGTCCAAAAAATTTACAGTTAATGAAAATATCTAAACATACTAAATTACACAAATCTCTTAAAAAGTGTAACGACTAGAGCACCGCTCGTAGGCCCAAGTGGGTCGAAACACATTCTATCCTAACGGATAAAGAAATAGTCTGATCTATATGGCAACATATAGCTGGATTTGTTCCGGACATATATTAACGACATATGTTGAACACAATGAATTTACAAAACATACCTAGAAAGAAAGAATATAGGGCAGCCTTCACAGCACAGACTTCTGAATGCAAAATGATTTGTGCTGATTACTCAGGTTGTGAGCTGCGCATTTTAGCAGAGTTATCACAAGAACCAGCTTGGATAGACGCTTTAAAAAATAATAAAGATCTACATATGATGGTCTACTGTGATTTACACGGACTTGTTTATAAAGACGTAGTAGATGAAAATGGAAAACCATTAGAAAAATATAAAAAAGCACGAAATGCAATTAAAACTCTTAATTTTGGTTTAGTGTACGGAATGGGCCCTAAAAGATTGGCTGATGCCACGGGCGTGTCGTATAATTCAGCTAAATCAACTATGGATCAATTCTTTAGAACTTATCCCAAAATTAAAAATTATTTAGATAAATTAGAAACAGACGCGGAAATCAACAAATACGCTCTAAGTCCTTTAGATGGTCGTAAACGTTGGTTATGGGATTTCGATTGGGCGGTTCCTAAAGAAGCGTCGCACGCTCGTAATATCGCTAAAAATCTTCCGTTTCAGGGAGCTAATGCAAGTATAACAAAGTTAGCACTTGTGAACATCAGGGAAAAAATTTTGGAAAACAATTGGGATGTAGACAATCAAGTTATGGTTGTGTCTACTATCCATGACGAGATTTTAATGGAATGCAAAAAAGAACTTGCAAATATAGTTTTAGAAATGACTAAAGAACAAATGTTAAACGCAGCCCATCATTATATTAAACACGTAATCATGGCTGTAGACGCAACCATTTCTGACCATTGGGTTAAATAATGACAAACGCCAGAGTTATGATAATAGGTCCGATGGGTTCGGGCAAGACTACTGTAGCAGATCATCTAGTAAAAAATCATGGATATCAAAAACGTACGTTAGCAGCCGCGATTAAAAATATTGTAGCGGATATCGAAGACGGTTGCCGAACAGACGATATTATTACAAAAAGAATTTTAAAATATATAAGTCTATCGGATTTTGAATATAAAAATATGGTTACTGCTATCGAAATGACTAAATCTATTGAACACGAAATTCCAAAACCTAGAAAACGTTTACAATTTTTAGGTACCGAGGGCGGCAGGCAAATGGTACGAGATTCTATTTGGATTGACATAATAAGAGCTACATTGTGGCCAGGCAATAAATATGTTATTGATGATGTTAGATTTCTAAATGAATATAAGGCATTTTTAAAAGCTAATTTTACACCAATAAAATTAGTTTTAAGTCCTGAAACTCAACACACAAGATTATCAAACTTGTATGGAAATTACGATCCAAAAATTTTAACACATCCATCTGAAACTGAAATTGCCAGTATCACGATTGATCCTAAATTTAAAATTAATAGTGAAGGTCCAAAAGACAACGTGTTATATTATGTGAATTTAGTTTTGGGAATATCATAGTCGAAATCCTATTGGGAAAGGCCCCTCCAACTCCTAATGGACAGTTTCGATAAAGACCCCGATTTTGTAATCGGGGTTCTTTTTTTACATTAAATGGGGTATAAGAAGATATAAAAACTTATATAATTAAGAAAGGAAAAACAATGATTTATGATGATAAAAGTTTCTTGGGCCCAATAACAAAATCTAAAAAACTTAAAGCATTCTGTAAAACTATTTTTTGTACATCACCGTTTTACTGGCATATTCATCACAAAGTTTTACTAGAACCACCGTTGATAGACACAATCATTAATCGAATAGATTATATTAAGCACAATAAACCTATAGAAGAAGTGCCGACTAGATTAAAACTTCTTGGACAGGTTAAGGGCAGATTGCCATTCAAATTACTTTATTGGGGGTTTATAGTCTTAGACAAAGGTTTTGGATCGTTTGTTATACAAGACATAGCTAAAAAATATCAATCACAAATTAATAAACTTCACAAAAAAGAATGTCCTGGTTGTCCCTGGGATGGGAAAACTATTTTTCCAACACCTAAACGATTGTACTCATAAGTAATAAAAAACCCTGGAGATAACATCTCCAGGGTTTCATTTTTTTACTCTATTTTTTATATTAACTAATAATATCTAATCCTTCAATATTTGATACTCTAAGAGTAACATTTTCCAATACTATCGTTTGTTGTCCTGTAATAGACATTTGATAGTTTTGGACATAAGCTGTTTTTAAAAGCATTCCTCCAACCGGTTCGTCCTCACTATCATGTGCGATAAGAGCTAAATCGGTGGGTTTATTAAAGAATGAAGATGCTAAATTAGTATAAAATTGAGTAGTTGTGCCATTGTATGTGGTCTCTGAACCAGGTTTATCAACTGGTATAGCCCGTGGAAAATAAGCTGATTTAGGATACAGTGCAGCAAGTAAACTATTACCATTAAAAAAGACTCTGGATAATTGTACTTGAATATATGTGCGGCCAGAAATAAAATACGGGATTCTGGAACCAATTTCGAAAATTTGTTGAATTTGTTTGTTTTGAGCAACCGTAGCATTATCTAATACCCCGATTGGAACAAGATCAGACAAACCAATAGGTAAACTATCATTTTCGCGTGGTAAAGCAGCGCAGATTACAATAGATTCAGATGAAACAAAATCTTCTCCTCGTTCTAAACCAATATCCTGAACATGACCACCTTTAAAATCCCAATCACCAAAAATAGACATAATTTAATCTCCTAAAAAATCAATGTGATTCTAATGTAGTTGACAGGATACTTAACTTCCACTCTCATGGTAACTAATACCTTATCTTTTTGGGTTACGTCCTGCTCTATTTTTTCAAGAGTAAGACCGTTTACATGTCCTTCACGGACTAAATATGTGGCTTGCGCGGAAAATGTCATTGAGAGCAATTTTAAAAACGCAGACGAAATATTGTAGCGTCCGATATATGGCAGTAAACCGTTAGCAATAAATTTAGACACAAAGTCTAAAGTTTTGGTAATACTAAGTTCACGACGTTCGACTGTTGACATATCAGTTGATAACTGATGTCTGCAATAAATAGGTGAACTGTCAGTAGATTGTACGAATATGTAATTTCCACCTTCCGCAATCGTATTCAGTTGAGTCTCGGTAAATACATCGTTGGTGTATTTAACTCTCGAAATAACTGGAATAGAAATATTGGTAAACGGTTGAGATGGTGGGTACGCAGAAATTTGTCCAGCCACGATGCACGCGTAATAGTATCCTGGCACAGGAATTAACACTGTCAGATAAGAAAATTCCGCGGCTAAAATTGTCCATAAAGCATTGGTTAGTTCCTCTCCAGCATAATATTTGGTGCCACTGGCCAATGTAACATTGGTTGCAAGAATTGCATTTAATCCAAGTTGTTCGTTAGTATACATATAATCTAAATAAGACTGTTTCAATGTTGAAATATGTCTGCGTTCTCTGACATAAGAAACGTCAGGGAATGTCCAGAAAATTCTTTTTTCACCATAACTCAAAGCATTTGCTTTTAAGGTTTGAGCGGTAGAACCAACGTAACCCCCAGCCAATGCGGCAGCATAGCCTGTCGCATAATCTCCAAGATCACCGTCATCAGAATTTGTCCAAGCAATTGATTTGTTTTGTACACTAATTCTAAGTTTCTTTTGCTCTGGGGTAGAGAAGTAGTTCACATGTTCTTTGTAATTAGTTAACACGGCGTCTGTATGAGTCAGCGGAGTTAATACGTATACATCTTTCGCGCCTAAATAACCTAGTGCGGCAGCATGTGTATTATCATCAGATGAAATAACACCAAATCCAAACACAGTTTTATTAGCGGCAAGTAATGCTGCTTGTAATCCGTATGCCAATGGATTCATTGTATTAATTACACCCAGTCTTGATCTAATTTCGTCCACAGAGTCTATATACATTAATGTATTTTTATTAGTGTATCTAGCACGATAGCCTATTTTGATAGTTGCTCCATCAAAAGCATCAGTAATATTGGTTGATGCCGCAGCGGTATCTATAGCCAATCCCGAAGCTGAAGTAGCAAAATCTGTGCTGTCCAGATGAAGAATTATCCCAGCATTCGCTGTAGTACCACCAATTAAATCGACATATACGGAGTCTTGATCAAGAACCATATCATCAGTTAGACCGGATACTACAATTGTATTACCGCTGTCTTTATCGTATGGTTCATAATTAAACATCCAAATAGAATCTGGGTTATCGGTGATCTCTGAGACATAATACGCAGGCCCTACAATACAAGCAGTTAAATCCGGTGGAATCAAATTTGGAGAAACTGATTCCTGAACCTGTTGTACTTCTACACCTGGTTTAATATATGCCATTTATTATTTCCTCCTAAAAATTGGCCACTCTGACCAATTAGTATTGTTGTTTTTTAGGTTCTTTCATTGTTTTGTATATATCTTTAACCATTCCGGTAAGTTGCGCCCCGGCGTATAAAGATGCTGGAGTCTTAAATAGTCCCCAACCTATAGTAGTTTCTAGTCCTTCTTTAGTTTTATTTTTTAAACTGCCAGGAGTTGTCGCGCCAACAGCAAGACCCAAACCTGTGCCGGTTGCCAAAAACTTTGTTGCCATTCCTAATGGTTTTCTTGAATAAATATTGCCCCCTTTAACTGTAGGAGTCTTATTTAAAAATAATTTAGTTTTAGGATTTTTGCCAGGTGCTATTATGCCTGTAGTCGGTCTGGTAACCTGTTCAGCCGCAGTTAGTTTACCAGGACTAACACTATACTGAAAATTTTTCTTTGTTTGGTTGACCGCCCCTTTTAAATGAGCCATAAAACCACTGCCTTTTGGAGCACTTCGTGTAACAGCTTGTTCAGTTCTATACAAAGATCCCAATGTACGCCCAACGAATTTTTTTAGCGGACTTGACCAATAAGATAATTGGTTTTGAGGATTTATGGCTGTTCCGGCAACGCCTCTGGCAATTGCACCGCTACCAATATTTCGGCCTATGCCCGAACTTCTAATCAATTTTAAGAAATACTTAGGATTAGTTTTTATCAGTGTCGAAATTAAACCACCAGCTTGTTTTTCTAATTCATCTATAAAAGAATCTTGTGTCAATTTATTAGACATTGAACCACCCACTAACAATAGTTGCTTCCTCCCATGTATCCGAATCTGACTCAACACCGCTACTAATTATTTCAAATGTTTCAACTAGAGGTCCATAACCATAGACTGCACCAGATAAAGTAAATTCGGTTGTAATTCCATCTGTCGCGGGAGTAGGAGATTCAGTAATTTCATTTAGTGTTCCTGCATCAACATAAATAGCCTGTACAGTAGATCCAGCGACAGGCGCCTTAGTAAAAGTTATTGTGGACTGTCTAACGGTGTAATCTATGTTTTCTAATAAAATTGCAGTGGTGTCACCAGTTGTAAGAGTAACATAAATAGAATAAAAATCTATAGAAGAAGTCAATTTCTTTTGTGTAGTATAAACTATTATTACTGGCACTACAGACAGTTCTATATCGGCGTCAGCTTTTAATAATGTTTCCTCTCCAACCGAAATATCTAAAATTTGATGAATTCCATTTTTTCTAAATTGTTTCTTGAAGCCAGTAACGGCATTTAATAAAGCTAACGCGATTTCTTCGGCTACTAAACCATTTTTAGCAAGACAATTATATCTAACAGTGCCCCTAATTAAGTCTGAATAATCTTCTTGCATATTGGTTAAATGCAAATCCATTCTTTGGGCGATACTGGAGCGTTCCCAGCGCATTCCTCCACGCTCTAAAATTATGGCTGGTTTCTTTTCTAAAAATTTTGTGTCCAGAGCGTACTTGTCAGCTATAAATATACTGGTAGTATTTACATCCCTGCGCCAGGTATATTTACTATGTAAAGCAAACAGTTCCTGAGCAAAACTTAAAAAAACTCTTTTTGTATATAGGCTGTAATTACTGCCTGTGCCTAAAATAAACCCTTCGTCTGGAATAGTCATTATATAACCAGTTTGATTAGGTTAGTTAAACGGTTTTGCTCAATTTCGGACATATCGGAGTACTCTAAATTCAAATTTTTAGGATAAAGATAATCTTTTAATTTTATTGGTTGATCCGTTTTCTTCCTAATAAAAATAGTGGCTCCATCTATACCTTCAATTTTACCTATTCCTAACATTGGAGATAATTTTTCAGCTAATTTTTCCGTAAATTTTGTTTCATCAAATTCAGGATCTGATACTCTTGTAAATTTAAATATGCTCATCTCTAAATATACTCTATAATTGGATATATGTCAAGCCTTTATTAAAGAACGTCTCTAAATTCCTTAAATATCGGCACTCTTACTTTACCGCTAGGATATTCATTTTGAATATAAATTTTGGCTAGTCGGTTTTTATATTTTTCAGGGTTTTTAAACATGTCTGCCCGTAATTCATCTGAAAGCCCACTGCCAACTCTAATAATGGGCGGGCCGCCTTTTCCTCTAGACGCGAAAAAACCACCTACCATTTTATCCGCTAATCTGCCTTGACCTGGAAAAAAATCTTGAATATGCACATCTATATCTTTTCTAATTTTTGCTCTCAAAGGAACAGATTTTTCTAAATCATAAATTACAATACCTTCTTCAGTTAAAGGATTTTTGCCTTTAGCGATTGAGTTTACCATAAGTAACTTTTCAGCTTCAGTTTTAGCTAATGGTGGCATTTTTAATTCAGATATTTTATTAGATATCTCTTGCATAAATTTTAGTTTGTCAGCATATGGTCTCTTTGATACATCCTTACCTTTATATTTGATTACGTCGATAAGCATATTATTTAATTTGGCTTTGCTTTCCCGAGTTTTCCAAACTTCAGAATTTAATAAACCTGAAGTTTCAGTAGATTTAGAAACTTTGCCTTCTGGAGTAACACCAAATATCTCTGTCCGTACTAAAGTATTATTAAATTCAGATGGAGTTAAAATTTTATATAGATTGGTTCTGTAAGAATGGTCTATAATCCCAGTTTTGCCTTTTGATGGCCTGTAGGAAGACACCTCTAAAGTTTTATTAGGACGAAAAGCCACAATATTGTGCGCCCCGTCTATCTTGGGAGAAAAAACTTGGCTAGGTTTGCTAAAATCAAGCTTGTCGTATTCGATGTTTGGGTAGGAAGGTTTATCCATGGGAATGTCCGGTCTACTTTTATTAGTTAGGGTACTATTAACTAATAACCAGCCAAAATCAACTTTTATAAGATTTAATCTAATAACTTTTTTACCGTCATATAAATTAAAAGAAATTTTATCAGGTTCAGATTTTAATAGTTCTATTTTTCCTCTGAAGACTTTTTCAACACTACCTTTACCATAACCTTTTTCTATAGTACCTTCGTAATCCATATAAGAAGTTGAATGATCAGGCTGTTGGATAGCTAAAACTTTTTCGCCAGGTTTAGGAAGTTCCCGCACAGACCAACTATGAGCTATACCCGCAGACGAATCGCCAATTCTAATGTCATAGTGTGGACCAGCTTTATCTGCCTTGTGATATTGTATAACTCCCTCCCAAGTTTCAAACGTAGTTTGACGGGGAACAGTAGTGATAGATTTATCAGGTATGCCTATAATTTTATTCGGCATTCATTTGCTCCTTGGCGTTTCTTACAGGATCATAATATTTGTGGAATAATTTTTCAAGTTTTGAACCATAGAGGTTTTCTAAATATTTATACATAGCGTTAGCATAACTTTTGGACCCGCCGTGCCCACTTGGATGTTGAAACATAGTTTTTCTGTCTGTGTCTATGCGTTGGTATATGCCGGCGATATCTTCTAGTTCTTGGGCATTAGGGCGTCTTTTATACTGAGCCAGTTGTCTAGCTATATCTTCAGCCTGTAATTTAAAAACCGGGTCATTTAATTCGAATTGATATAATTCTTCGTGAGTAGGTCTTTTTGGTTTTTTAATCCATTCATCCGTTATTAAATCATAACCTACGGTTAGTCTATCTTTATTTAGCGATTCAGCGGCTGGAGAAGTTAATATAAAAAAATTAATAGGATGAACAGTACCTGGTAAAAATTGCCCGTTGGTTGTTTTAAAAACTTGATGGTAAAATTGCTGTAAATCATCATACTGCGGATGCAGTATTACTTGAATATCTATATCGGAAGACTCACTATATTGATAGCCCGCAGTTGACCCTATAAATGTAATTTGTATAAATTTTACGGGTTTTATAGTGGTCAGGCTTTCTAGTCTTTTTAGAATATATAATCTTACATCCGGACGAAGTTTATTATTTTCCCAGACAGAAGAATCTAATATTTTTTTAGGTTTGTCGAAGATGCCCATTATTTAACTCCAACTGTTAGACACATCAAAATCATACACTACGTCCCCTTTAACTATAAGACGCAACTGTGCCTGTTGGCTTAATATGTATAGTCCTTTCTCTACTGTTCTAACTTGAATAACCAGCCAGCGACGATTTAGTTTATCCACTATTATATCTTTAGGAACAAGTATGGGGTAATTAGAAACTGTTAAAATAACGTCTGACGCCTGCCATTCACCCCAAACTGTAATTTGATTTCTTTTAGGGGCAGCGTTCATCATACCTTGAATTTGAATAGGTGTCCAGTAGCCACCAACCCATTTTGTATCATAACAAGTATTACAGTGTTCTTCAGTACGCCTGCTGGTTATTTCTTCATAACAATTCGTGCATTCTTGTCCATTTGTTTTTCTTTTTAATACCAGAAATGGACGACCGCCGTAAGTAGAACGCAAAGTTATATTATGATTTCTTATAATTTCCTGAGCTGTTAAATCTCTGGCAGTTTCCATTTTGTAAGGACCATACATAGTCCCCACAACTTGAGTAGTTAGATTTCTTACTTGAAGAAAATAATTTCGATACGACCATTGCGACGTTATATCCAGACCGCTTATGGTATAATCAGTATAATCTGTTTCTACGTCCAGATATATACCAGATACAACAGATGTTATATCCTCGGCAATCCAAACTGGATTTTCAGACCTATAAATGTCTAGTCCGTAGCCTGAAACAGTTTCTGTAGTCGAAACGATGTCCCACGATATATTCAACGATTGAACGTCGTATGAACTTATTAATATGTTTTCTAGATAAAGCATTGTTTAATAACTAAAGGCACTGTCCACGCCTCCGTAGCAACCGTCTATATTTTTTCTGGTTTTAATCATAGTAACAGTTCTAATAAATTTATTAGTAAGTAAATTAAAAAAATTAATGTACCTGCCATAAGTATCCATATCCGAAACCGTAATATTAGAAGCATCATTATAAGTTAAAACATTTCGAGCTGACAATATTCCTTTACCAATTAAAACTTCAAGGACAGCGCCTGTTTTAATTGGTTCCCATGGTCCAAACTCGGTAGTAAAATTATCTAGGGTGTATGTAGTCTCGGGCGTGAATTCCCAATTTATTCTATCTAATGAGTCCAATATGGCCTGATATAAAAACTGGTCATCACATTCCTCTGCTTCAATTAATTTATTTAAAGTTGTTTCATCGCCTAAAAACTTTCTAAGTTTTGTTATGTATACTTTATGTGCGTACGGTATAATTGCCATTTTAAACCTCCGTAGCGTCAGTTAATCTTACAGAACTGAGTTCGGGAATTATTATTTCTTTACCTATACCTGCATCCTCAATTTCAAAAACAACTTGTGCACCCCAAATAATCTCCCAGTAGATGTATCCAGCGGAATCGGATGTGGCACTCACACCATCATCAGTTCTATTTGAAAATAACGCATTACTATAATCATAAGGAAGTTGCGTTATGGTCGCATATCCTATTGAAGTAGGACGTGGCGTACCATTAGCATAATAAACATAATCATAAACCCTACACGTATTAGGAGCGACCGCGTCCCAACTACTTTGTTGAACATAAAACGAATTAGTAACCGTTTGAGAATCCCAGCCATATTCATATACTATGCTGTTCCATACATCAGTGTACCAACCAACGGTGGCAGCAGCCCCAACCGTGTAATCTACATAATAAATTCCTACAGATTCTTGAGTTGGAGACGCTGTGGCTAACACGACATCGGAAGGATTTAAAATTTGAACTGTCCCCAAAGAATATGGGTCGGCTAATTCATTGTTATGATAAAATTTTGTTCTTAATCTTACAGTTTCGCCCTGTATTGCCTGTACTCTACTAACTGACATTTTACTCTCCCCTAACCGACCATTGGCTGGCTTTTCTTACTACATTAAGATCAAAACTATCTGTTATGTCAGGACTTGCTGAATCAAATATAGCAGTATATTGGCCCAATTCAGTAAATGCAGTTCCTGGAACAATAGAGTACCAAGACCCATAAGCATCGTGTGTTAAAGTCAAACCAGACGCGGCAGCATCTTCCCAACTATCACCGTCCCAGTATTTATCGTCATTGTTTCTTTTTAACATAACGGCGTAATCACCACCAGTAACAGGGCTACCAAAAGCCGTATTTATTTGAACTTTTAGTCTGTAGGCTGAGCCTAATTGAATATCCATTATTAATTACCTTTTCCTGGAACATGAATGAATCCTTTATTTTTAATAGTCTTCCTGCCCATCATATGATCTGCAGGAAATCTGTCTAAAAATCCCTGACGAACAAATGTGGGAGGTTCACCAACGGCGCCAAAACCTTTTATTAACATTCGGTTTACCGATCCCATTCCTTTTGTTAGAATTAAAGCCATTATTGTGGTGTCCTTAATGTTGGTGCATCTGGGTCATTTAACAAGAATGTAGCAATGGATGTAACACCATCATCATCATAGAAAGTAAGATAACTACCGGAAATTTCCCATTTACCTATTTCAATTTGTCTAATTAAACCGATTGCCTCTCCATATGAGACAGAATAACCAGAGACAGTTGTACTCCAAATTTGTGAGGCCACGTCTTCACTGTAAGATTCGTTTACACTGTAACCATATCTTTCGGAATCATCTAAAGTAGCACCACCATCAGTTCTTATAGTGTAATCAGTAGAATATAAATATCCTGTAAAATCATATTTATAAAATCCGTCACCGACCTCAGTCATGGACGCATCTGTAACTACTAAACTTCCATCACTAGCGTCTCTAATTCTTATCGTTGGTGATAGTCCTGTAGTAGGACTACCGTTTTGTGTAAAAAATGCACTTACTAACATTTTATTTCCCGCTTTTTAATTTATCACCAAACATATTTGAAACAGCAGAATCTATCGCATAACCTAAACCAAGCAATCCTGCAACTGCCTCTATTGCGATTCCAGTTGGAAGGAAAGAATTGGCCCCAGCCACTAGAATAACAAGTATAAAGTTTAAAAATATACCTAACTTATTTGCTGCCCAATAGTCTCCAACACTAAACGTAGAAGAGTTTTTATCTTTTACTTCCCTACGTAGTTTATAGACCTGATGAACTAATTGGCCTATTACCATTAATATAAGACTTAATCCTAATAAAGTCCACATATTTTTTCCTCCAATTTTACCATAAAATTTGAATGTAAGCACGTTGTGCTGTTGTTGACGTGTATGTTAAATAAAACGATAAATCATCATCATTAGAAATTTCTTTACATACATCTACTTTTCTATCTTAGCTAGGCAAAATAACTTGTCTAATAGGTTTGTCGTTATCTATTTTATTCCAACTTTCTGGTTCTTTATAACCCATGTCTGTCATTATTTCTCCTAATCTATTATTATTGCAAAGCATTCAGGAGAAACAATCAATTGCCCTCCTATGCTTGCTCCTGGAGTAACTGAGGCTGTAGCTGGATATTTAACCCATCCCAACTTATGCGTGCCCGCGGAAGCTGTTGCTATTGTGCTAGCTATTGTTGGTGCTAGAATCGTTTCATTGGTAATAGCCTCGCCGATCAAAGTACCTGTCGGCAATACCGCCGTTGTCCAGGTTGACGGAACAGTATCAACCTCAAGATAATCCATTAAAATACCTACGCCACCGAATATTTTTAATTTATTAAATTGTTTGACAACGTTGGCAGTATCCCAAACCGGCAAGCCGTCACACCACGCATAACAACCGTTGGTATCAGTCATTAAGATTATATATTCGTGATAATAATTTTCAACGGCTTCTATGTCATAGTCATACTGCCAGGTTTCATCTACTTGATATATTACGTAAGTATCGCCTTCAATTGGCATCGGGTCCATAGCGGTTGTGGTTACAATCCATTTTTTTGCTCCGCTAACTTCAGCGCTATCAATAGTAAATGTGTTTCCTGATTGCTGCCCCGATGTAAACTGGATTCTATAAGAACCATCGTCATAATCTTCGTCGTTCCATTCGCCCGCCGAATCATATATTCTTTTATTGCCACTGGGAAGTATAACCGTGTAACCGGTTCCGATT